TTTTGCATCTACTTTGTGCTCAGTCATACGACCAACTGGTTGAGTATGGTCATGAAATGCTAGGATAACAGGATTTTTTATGTAGTTCTCTAAGCCTTTTTCCCAAACTGAGGTAGGGATTACATCGCCGTGTCTGTCAACATCCACAGTTGATGCGTATCCACTAATCTCAATTATGTCTGGTTCTGCTGGTAGCGGCTCAGCTTTAGTAAAGACACTGTTAAAGTACAGGATCTTATTTTTGTCTACCATAATTTCCTCTATTATTGCCCCTCACTAGGCCTGCCGCCTTGGGAAGGGTTTGCTGCACTACCAGCAATGTTAGCTGGAATTCTGATCTCGTCGGCTCCGTCTATGCGATCATAGCGGAGTTCTTGGCGAGCTTCGTTAGGTGTTATAATACCGCCGTTAACCAGTGTAGCGTGGTAGCTGGCAATATCTTTAATGTCTGGTTGTAGGGCCGATACCGTTTGTGTAATTGCCTCCACATCGTAGCCAAAGTACCTCTCCACTGCACTTACCCAAGACTTGGCAATAGGCATTACAGTTTCCAAGTAGAATAAGCGCAGATTAGGAGCAATGTTGGCATTGTTGCCGCCCATTAACAAGATAGGCGGAACGCCTAAGGCTTGTAGAATCTTTTCCTGATGAGTTTTTATACTCTGATCAAAGTCCATTTCTTTAAAGCTGGTATCCGTAATTTTTTGTGGCTTCAATCCCGAATCCAGGATAACCGGACGGCGGCCACCAACTTTAGGATTGTACTTTTGTTGCCAGTATTGGATTGTACGCTCTTTGGCTATGGTGGATAGTGTATTCTCGGTTGTAAGCACCATGCCAAACACAGCACCGTTTTCAAAAAACGCGTCCTGAAACTGTTCCATGTTGTAGAGTGTTTTGATAGATCGCTGCGCACTTTCTAGTCGGCTAGATCCCCTGTAAATACTATCACTACTCAAATCTTTGAGTGAGAATACCTCACTCTCCTTGAAGTCTACTAAGCCGTTGTACCGGTATCCACGAATAAAGGTCTTTTCATCCGTAAGGATTTCTACACGCGAAGCTGGCAGGTGGTAGAGAAATGTACCGTCGTAGTGTACGAACACATTGCCTTCGAGTAAGTAGTCAGTAAATATGTTCTTGCGAAAATCTTGTGCCGATTGGTAGGGGTTGGGTCTGTAGTTGAGCATGGTAGCTAGAGACTTTTGACGAGTACCTACCACTACACCCTCGTACAGCTTGTCTTTAACGTCATAGTCCAAGCTCGAACAAGCGCTTACGATTAGGCTAACACCACGATTAACCATCTCAACACGCTTAAATGCTTGCTGATAGGTAATTGGCGCTGTGGTACCAACCATGGTACCCTCTTCCTGCGCTATTCGCTCCTGCGCAGGATTAAGTTTCCAACGCAAGTCACTAAAAAATTCTTTTATTCCCACGGCTATCTCCACTGGTAAACTCACTAAACGGAGATCCCCAACTGGGTTTGCTTAGCACCTCACCACTCTGTTTCTGGCGTTGCAGTTCTAACCAAGATTGCTGCTTTGTAGCGGTACCCAGACCGGGCGCTTTGCCAAATATCTGGTGTAGCCTAACGTGATGTGGATTACATAGTGTGTACACTAGTTCGTACAGCTCACGGTGGTGCTCACTAATGAACTGGTCCCGTACCGCCAACACACTCTCATCCGTATCAAGCGCGATGCCCAGTTGTTGGCACCACTGCTCAAGGAGTAGGGTAATACTGTGGGTATGGTGTAGTTCAAGATCTTGGTTAGTTCCGCAAACCCAGCACTTAGATTGCTTTTGGTAAGCACCCTTGGCACGGTCTCGGATCCATTTTACAGGTATACGTTTTTGAGTATTTTTTGCCATAATGTTAGTATTATACCACCGGGGCAGTACATAGTCAATGTGGTAATTTTCATAGCCTAAGAATTCTAGAGTTGACAGCCACGATTAGTTATGATATAATTATTATCTAGTAAACGAGTAGAGACAGTAGCGGAGTGCGTCCATAAGGTGAGAATACTTATCGTGCTTAGGCTTTTCTTTTGTCAAACCTTCACGGTCATCCCACTTGTACTGATTTAAGGCTTCTATAGTTTTAGTACAACTTGGGTCTACCCACAGTTTACCCTGTGCGACTAGTGTTTGCACATAGGCGATACCTGGTAGTACATCTTTTCTAGCACGCACAGTAGGAATATCATACTGGTAGGCAAGGTCTTGGGCAAATTGTGCTGCTGCCGAATCTATAAAGATCAGCTCGATTTGGAACTCGTCTGCTAGATCCTTAATTTGGTGGGCATGGTACTGGGTAGTCTGCTCCGCTTCCTCGTACTCACGGATAACCCAGAACCGATCCTCACCCGCATCCTGTAGATCCGGTAGGTAGGCTACTACTAGAAACGCGGTTGGGTCACGGTAGCCCGGATCGCAACCGGCAATAAACTGGGTTGACCCATCTTCCTGCAGTTTAGGGTCCCATGTCTGGATCCCTTCATCACGCAGCTCATAAATCTGACCCTCAAATGTAGTGAAGCTGGCAAGGTACTCCTGCTCAAACTCCTGCTTTGACATAGACCTGCGAGCTTCTTCAATATCTTTTGGACTCATACGTGGGTTTTCTTCATAGTCTGCCCAGAGTGAACACCACTCCGGAAATTCGGGGTTAAACCCACGATCCCAAAATCGACTGAACCAGTTTTGCTTGCCACGAGGGGTACTAATAAATATAGCTTTAGCATCTACCCGGTCTAGGGTCGGACGTAGCTGAATGTTAAATGCCTCTTCACCACCGTCGCCGAGCGCTGCCTCGTCGAATAGGATTAGCTGGTAACTGCGTCCAACAGTCGAATCTACAGTCGACAAGCTGCCCATACGTACCGTCGACCCATTTGATAGTTCAATCACCCTGTCCTTTAGGTTATCACGCTCTACCTCTAGCTCAAAGTGCTTGATAAACTTGCGTTGCAGTTCAAACGAGATTGAGGAGAGATTGTAGTTGGGACTAATTACCAGGACATTGCAGTTTGGCACTAAGGAGACGAGTTGCGCAATGATATTGGCTATATAAGTTTTACCAAGTCGGCGTGCTAGTGCAGCTACCACAAAACGGTACTTGGGATTGTTGACCGCGTTGATTAGTGCCAGTTGCGCGCGGTTGAGCTGATCCCAAGCCCCGATGAGTTTGAGATAATTTTCAATGGGCAGTTTAATAAATCGGGTATGTGGGTCGAATTCTTGGATCCCGTCCCACTCTACATCGGGTCTCGACACCTTAAGCAAGTTTATCTCCCAACAATTTCTGGATTAGTTGACCGTATCGGGTACCGTCACCACCCTCGTTAATCTGCACATTAACCTGATTTTTAGGTCCGCCTTGTCGTAGCTTCTCTAGCTGAATTTCGCGGTCTAGTAACTCCATTGACATTTTGTGACTCAGGGCGAGTAGTTCACTAATATCTTTTGTGCTGCCCGTTTGCGACTCTTCCAGCTCCTGAAACTTTTGCTGAATTAGTGCGTCCATGGCACGCCGCATACGAAACCGGTTGTTGAAGCCTAGGTCGAAAAATACTTGATTTATGTAGGATTTAACGTCAGGACGCTTGAGTATTTGAGCAACGTCGTGGGGGTCGAGTTGGAGTACCTGTGCTACCTCTTGGGTATTTTGGTGTTCTAGGTACAAGTTGGCCACCTCGAGTAACTCAGGTGAAATTTGGATGGTGTCGGTCGGTAGTTGGTTCATGGTGATCCTGTAGTTTTTTAAAGTTTAGCATATTCTGCGGTTTAGGGTCAATGGGTAAATTTTTTGTGGTGTTACACGCGTGGGTGGGCGCACAGATTTTTTTGAATGTCAAGTCAACTAACCGCCCTGTTATGTTATAACATCACAGGGCCTGGCGCTGTTACAAATTGTTACAATTCAATGCTTGCATAAATTCTTCAACCCTGTATAATTAAACACATCGAAGCACACAACCCTGGAAGCACAATGCGAAACACCTATACAATTAGTTACTACTTGCAAGGCAAGCAAGGTTCTGTTACACTACAGGCTCAAAGCGAGGATGCTGCTTGCGGGCTTATCAAGGCAATGCACAAGGGTTGCCGTATCTTCCACGTTATGAATTACAATCTTTATTGAGGCTAACATGAAAAGCGCGTTAGGTTTTGGGCTTGTGTTTTTTGGGATTGTGCTGCTTGCCGGCGTAGCCGGCGGGCTTGACCAGATACCCGCGACCGGTTCCGTGGTATACTGGTTGACCAGCGTAATGCTTGCGCTTGCTGGTTTTGCTGCTGGCTTGCTTGGAATTTCATTCATTGACAAAGGGGAATAAATCATGGCTGAAAAAACTGCGAACTATACTTCGGAACAAACCCTTAAACTTGTGGCCGATTACAAGGCTGGGGTACAGGTTGAGGATATTGCCAAGGCAATGGGTAAATCCGTTCGAAGCATCGTTGCTAAACTGTCCCGCGAGGGCGTATACCAGAAAAAGGAATACACAACCAAAACTGGTGAGGCTCCCGTCAAAAAGGATGAGCACGCCGATATGATCGGCAAGGCTTTGAACCTTTCAGAAGGGGATACCGACTCGCTGGCAAAAGCTAACAAGCGTGCGCTTGCTGCGATTGCGGAGTTTATCCGCAGCAAGGCGTAGCACACTACGGCTCGGGGCGCAAGCCCCGAGGCCTGGGAGCGTGTTGTATTTTTACAACACGCTGGCGCCAAAATTATATCATATAATTTTGGCCCGTGTCAAGCATTTAATTGTAACAATTTGTAACAGCGTGGTTTTTTGGTCATTAGGGTTTTCCTTA